AAAAAATTAGACAATTTAAAGAAATGGGGTTGTTGGAAGCAAAGAATTTTGTAGAAGATACTCCTTCTGTAATTAAAGAAGACCTAGAACAAGAAGAAGCAGATAAAATAACTAAAGAGTTGGAATTAGTAGGTGGGAAAGTAGAGATAAAGTAAAAATGCCAAAACTTTGTAGAGATAACGATTTAGGATTAACAGGACATCCTTGTACAACACAAATAGGAGTTAAAGCAACACAATTTACAGTTAGAGCAAATGGTATACCAGTTGCTAGACTTAATGATCCTGCATTACCACATACTTGGCTTGTAGGTATCCATTGTGTCAACCATTCTGGTGCTAAAGTTAATGTTGGTTCATCAACAGTTTTTGCTGAAGGTATAAGTGTTGCAAGAGTTACTGATTCTTTTGATTTTGGAGAAATGATTGAAGGTTCTGATAACGTCCGTGCAGGATAACGTATAAATATTACTGTTATGGCAGATAGAGTTCAAGCATATTCAAACGATTATATAAAGCACGTTAAAAGCACTAGTACTAGGCAGTCTAGGAAATTTAAAGATATAGATTTAGATTTTGGCAGACATCCAGTTACCAATGATGTTAATACTATTGAAGACGCAATAGCAATAAAGAGGTCTGTAAGAAACTTGATACAAACAAATTTTTATGAAAGACCTTTCCATCCTGAATTAGGTTGTGGTGTAAGAGGATTGCTTTTTGAAAATTACAATCCAGTTACTAGTGTGTTTTTAAAAAGAAAAATAGAAGAATGTTTACTTAATAATGAACCTAGAATCCAGTTAACTGGTATTATGATAAATGGAGATGATTTTGAATATCTTAGCGAGGATCGTATAATTTCTGGTGATATAGACAGTAATAGATTACGTATAGAAATATATTTTAATATTATAGGTGTACCACATCCACAAACAGTTTCAATGACTTTACAAAGGTTAAGATAAGATGGCACAACATAAACTAGAAGTATCAGAATTAGATTTTGATAAAATCAAAGCAAATCTAAAAACATTTTTACAAAGTCAAACACAATTTCAAGACTATGATTTTGAAGGGTCTGGTTTATCAATTCTATTGGATGTACTATCCTACAACACACATTATTTGTCATATATTGCTAATATGTCAACTAATGAAATGTATTTGGATAGTGCTGATATTAGAAAAAATATTGTTTCATTAGCAAAGATGTTAGGATATACTCCTACATCTCCTAGAGCACCTAGAGCGGCTATTGGTATTAAATTAAATGACGCAACTGGTTCATCTGTTACAATGCAGAAAGGAATAATTTTTACAACTACAGTTGATACTGTTGATTATCAATATGTGACTAATGAAGATATAACAATTACACCAGTTGATGGTATTTACGAATTTAAAAATGTTACACTTTATGAAGGAACGTTGGTTACATTTAAATATACGTATGATGTAAATGATACTGACCAGAAATTTGTTATACCTAGTAATATGGTAGATACTTCAACTTTAAAAGTTACTGTTCAGAATAGTAATACAGATACTACACAAGCAGTTTATAGTTTAGCAGGTGGTTATAATGATGTTGCAAGTGATACAAAAGCATATTTTATACAAGAAGGTTCTAGTAATAAGTATGAAATTTATTTTGGTGATGGTGTAACAGGTAAAAAATTAAGTGATGGTAATATTATTATATTAGAATATGTTATCACTAATACAGTAAATTCAAATGGTGCTTCAAAATTTGCATTATCAGGAAATGTTGGTGGATTTACAAATGTAACTATAATAACTGAATCAAATTCTTCAGGTGGTGCAATTGGAGAAACAAATGAATCAATAAAATTTAATGCACCTTTACAATATGGTGCTCAAGATAGAGCAGTTACAGCAACTGATTATGAAACTTTAGTTAAATCAATTTATCCAAATGCATTATCAGTAAGTGCTTGGGGTGGAGAAGATGATGAAACTCCACAATATGGTGTTGTAAATATTTCAATTAAAGCAAAATCAGGTTCAACATTAACAGATACAACAAAGGCAGATATTGTAACTCAATTAAAACCTTATAATGTTGCTTCAGTAAGACCAGTTATAAAAGATCCAGAAATAACATCCATATTAGTTAATTCAAATGTTAAGTATGACGCAAAGGCAACAGCAAAAACTGCTGATACTATAAAGGCAAATGTTATTGATAAGTTAATAACATATAATGCTTCTACTTTACAAAAGTTTGACGCAATATTCAGATATTCAAAAGTTACAGGTTTAATTGATGAAACAGATGAAAGTATTTTATCAAATATAACAACTGTTAAAATAAGAAAAAATTTAACACCAATAATTTTAACATCATCAAAGTATAGTATCTATTTTAGAAATGCATTATATAATCCACACGAAGGACATTTAGCAGGTACAGGTGGGATATTAAGTTCAACAGGATTTAAAATAGATGGAAATGATAATGAATGCTTTTTTGATGATGATGGCGCAGGTAATGTAAGATTATATTATATGTTTAGTGGTGTAAAAAGTTATTTAAATTCAACGCAAGGTACAATTGATTATGGTACAGGTGCAATTACAATTAATTCTTTAAATATTGCTAGTATAACAAATATAGGAGGAGCAGCTTCAACTATAGTTCAATTAACAGTAACACCAAATTCTAATGATGTTGTTCCTGTTAGAGACCAAATTGTAGAAATTGATGTTGCGAATTCAAGTATAACAATTACCGCTGATAGTTTTGTAGGAGGAAGTGCTGAGGCAGGTGTAGGATACACAACTACTTCCAGTTACTAATGACAAATGGCAAAGTTTAATGATAAAATTTCAACAATACTTTCTAGTCAACTACCTGAATTCGTAGTTAGTCAACATCCAAAGTTTGCCGAATTTCTTAAAGTCTATTACCAATTATTAGAGTCTGCTGAGTTATCAGTAACTTCTGTTAAATCTACAGAAGGTATTTTATTAGAAACAGAAACGGCACAAGCAAATAATTTAGTTTTGGATGCTAGTGCTATAGGTACTGCAAGAACACCACTTGATGTAGGTGATAAACTTATTTTTGAAATTTACTCTGGTACTGAATATGGAAAATTTACTCGTGGAGAAATTATAACAGGTCAAACATCTAACGCAATAGCAACAATTTTAACTGAAGATTTAGCTAGTGGTCGTTTATACATATCTGCTCAAAATAAATTTATAAAAGGTGAAATAGTTGTAGGTGGAACTTCAAATGCATATGCAACTATAAACAGTTATAAACCAAATCCTGTAAATAATATTGCCGACCTAGTTAACTTTAGAGACCCTGATAATGTAATTAATGATTTTTTATCAAATTTTAGAGATGAATTTCTTGCAACATTACCAGATACATTAGCAAATGATGTTAATAAAAGAAGTCTTATTAAAAATGTTAATTCACTTTATCGTTCTAAAGGTACAAATAAAGGACACGAAATATTTTTTAGAATATTATTTAATGAAGAGGCACAAACATTTTATCCTAGAGAATCTATATTAAGAGTATCAGATGGTAAATTTGATACATTAAAAGTTTTAAGAGTAATTCCAGATATAGGCGATACAACACAATTAATTGGAAGAACAATTATAGGTTCTACTAGTGGTGCTTATGCAATTGTTGAAAATGTTGCAACGTATCAAATTGGCATAGATACAGTTTCCGAATTTATATTAAATAATGATTCACTTCAAGGCATATTTCTAATTGGAGAACAAGTACAAGGTACTGCTTCTGATACAGATGATTGGTATATTAAAGCAACTATAACAGGAATTCCAGGAACAAAAGCAATTCAAAATGATGGTACATTAAATACTACAGCTGATACTGTTTCACTTGTTGCAGGTGGGACTGGTGCTGTATTTTCTATTGATGAAACTGGTACAGGTGGAATTACAGATATTGTAATTGATAATCCAGGAGTAAATTATCAAGTTGGAGATGTTTTAAATTTTAGTAATATTGATACAGGTGGATTATATGCAAGTGGTTTTGTAAAAATTGTTAATGGTGGTATTATTAATGAAGATGATACAGGTAATAAAATATCGTTAGAAGAAGGCACAATGTCAGCTGACCCATATTTTGGTAATGCCATTATGCAAGAAAGTGGTTCAGGTCAAGGAACAATTGAAGATGTATTTTTAGTACAAAATGGTTCAGGTTATTCTATATTACCAAATGTTACTGTAACTTCAAATACAGGCACAACAGCAACTGTAAGAGCGTGGGGTAATGAAATTGGTAGAATTGTCAAATTAAAAACAATTGAGTTAGGAAAGAAATATGAATTAGCGCCTACACCTCCACAATTAGGATTTTATAATAGTTGTATTATAACAGATGTTTCAGGATCATTTTCAGTAAATACTACTATTACTAGTACTAGTTCTGGAAGTGGAATAATTGATACGTTTGATGTTAATAAAGGATTAGTAAGAATTAAAACTGTTAATGGTACTTTTGCTGTTGGTGATACGGTAACATCACAATCAGGTGGTACAGCAACTATTAAAAAAGTTGATGCTAGTATTGCTACAATTAATGTTGTTTCAGTTTCAGATACAGACGGTAAATTTATTAATGAAGATGGTAAGATTTCTGAAACAACAATGAGAATACAAGATAGTAAATATTATCAAGATTTTTCTTATGTATTAAAAGTTGCTCGTTCAATTTCAGTATGGCGGGATGCATTTAAAAAGACAATGCACACAGCAGGATTTTATTTTACTGGTCAAGTAAATATAGAAT